GAGCCTTGAAAGGAGTTGCTGATGTACAGGCTATACTGCTTATTAGACAAGTGTTATACTTGGCTAAGGCAGCTCACCTGCAATGCAGTTACAGCAACGTTGTCGCAGAAGTGCGACAATTTGCTGACGTTGACGCTAACCTTCCGCAACCGGAGAAATTCTGGTCGTCGGAAGAACCGGATCGCTGCGAGGTCGAAGAGACTTACCGCGGTTTCGCGGCAAGCCCAATCTACCAAGCCCGAGTCCGGGAGCTAGACCCATTGAAGGGTCCAGCGCTGTCAACGCTCCTTGCTAAGTTGGACGTCGTGTCTAACTTAGTATCTACCACTCTTGGTCCGTATAAATACGGAGAGTGGAGATTCAAGCATGGTCCTGGCGCTATTGCGGAGGTTAACCGGCCGACCAACAAATATTGTTGGTTTAACTGGTCCGACCGTCTGCAGAACGCGTTCCCATATGACGACTGTGGTTTCCACAGTTTGTCAGAGTGGGCAGACCGCATCGATCAGAGTGAGTCTGAACGGATAAACTCATGGGTCGTCGACCCAGAGTGCCGTCTAGATGTACCGCATGGTTTGGAACCATGCAGTCGTCTGATCGATGTTCCAAAGACGTACACTAAGCCTCGGCTAATCGCCGCTGAGCCTAGTGCGCATCAGTGGTGCCAGCAGAATATCTGGCATTACTTCCGTGTTCGCACAGGGGATAGCTGGATCGGCAAGTTCATCTGGTTTAAAGACCAGAGCCGGAACCAGCAACTCTGTACCCGCGGATCAAAGGATGGCTCGTTAGCTACAGTCGACTTGTCGGCTGCGAGCGACCGAGTCAGTTGTCACGCCGTTGGCCAGCTTTTCAGGGGTAACCCTGGATTACTGTTGGCGCTTCAGGCGTCGCGTACCCGTTTTGTCAAGCAGGAGATCTGCAATGATGTAGATTCCCTGATTGAGCTGAAGAAATTCAGCACAATGGGTAGTGCCTGTACCTTCCCGGTTGAGACTCTCTTGTTCTTCTGTGTGGTAGTTTCCGCTGTATTGACGAAACGTCAAATGCGGCCCACCATTAAGAACATCTTGAGCCTCGTCGAGGAGGTGACCGTCTTTGGAGACGATATAATCGTCCCCGAAGATAGCAGGGAGCTTTTGCTAGATGCCCTTGGAGTATTACACTTCAAGGCGAACGTCGCTAAAACTTTCTGGACTGGACAGTTCAGAGAGTCATGTGGCGTTGATGCTTTCCGGGGAACAGACGTTACCCCAGCTAAGTGGAAAGGCATCTGCAAAGGCGGCCCGACGGATGTCGCAAGTACGTGCGCAGTGGCGAATAACTTTTATTCAAAATTCTTCGTCGCTACTAGTGCATACTTGGACTCGAC